GCCGAGTCCCGCGGAATAAATCCCGGCCGGCGCCTCGGGCCAGAGGCCGATCATTTCCGAATGGTTCTGTGCAATGAGTTCGCGGACATGCGTCACGACCAGGATGCGCTGGTCAGGCCAGGACTTGAGGACGCCCTCGGAAAAGGCCGCCAGCACGAGAGCCTTGCCCCCGGCTGTCGGGATCACGATCAGGGGGTTGCCCCTATGCTCCTCGAAGTAGCCATAGATCGCGTCGATCGCATCCTGCTGGTAGGGACGAAGCATCAGCATGACACCGCCTCCTCTTCGTCACGCGCGTCATTGATCCAACTCGAGCCGTCCTTCATGCGGTAGGAGACGAAGTCCTCCCCCGCATCGATGATGTCTCCCGCCACGAGGTCCGGAATGAACAGGTGCTTGCCGCAGGCGATACGCTGGTCGTTGGAGTCGGGCATGTGGCCGTACCGGGCGCAGTGCCAGCCACCGTCGATCGCTGTGGAATGCAGGCAGGTGCGGCAGTTGACCGGGGCGCGCTGGCCGTCATGGCAGACGGCATGGTGGTCGCACATGCCGCATTCGAACCAGGCCGGATCCTCGCTGATGCGGGACGGCGGCCGCGCCGCATCGATGATGCGCTTGGCCCTCGCGAGCAGGCGTCCGGCTTCGGCAGGGTCCGCCTCCACCCGCTCGGCGTACAAGGCATCCGTATCCTTGCACACCGCGAGGTAGAAGGCCCGCGTTAGCCCCATCAGATGCATGTAGATCTGCATCTGGCCCGCGTGCTGGGGCTTGGACGCCGCGACGCCCTTGGCCACAAGCTGGCCGAAGCTCTTTGCCGAGTGGGTCTTGAACTCGAGGACATGCCAGGTTTTCGGCGCCTCGCGCAAGCCGATGGCGATGCCATCGAGCGAGCCCCCGAAGTGCCCGTCATGGGCTTCGACACGGAACTGGCGCCCCGTCGCCGGGTCGACCTCAAGCACGGTGGCGCCCGTGGCGCGGAGATTGCGCACCAGACGCTCTTCCTCGCGCTGGCCGGTCTCGAAGAGGCGCAGGATGCGGCCCTCGTGCCGGGACACGGTCGCCCAGCGGAAGTCGAACCACAGGGCGCGCTCGCAGGACTTTCCGATGAGCGATGCGCCGAGATGCTCGCGGAAGCCGTCGCCACGGACGTCTTCATAGGCGGCATAGATGGCGTTCACGGTGGGCGACGGCAAAGGCGGGAGCTTGACCATCACAGCTCCTCCCCCGTGGCAAGGCGACGGGCCTCATCGAGGACAGCGGCCCAGCTCGCCTCATCATGGCCGCGACGCGCCACCGCGATGATGGCATCCTTGAGAGCCGTCTTCCGGACAGCTCCCGCCGGCGTTGTCGCGAGCAGTTCGGCGCGCTCGCGCTGCAGGTGCCGCAGCGCCGTCTTGGCGCGGTGGAACCAGTCGGGATCGATCTTCTTGCCCCTGGCCTGTCGTTCGAGATCGGCGGCGGCAATCTGGGTGCGGACGCGGGCAATGCTGTCGTCGAGGACGGCAAGCTGCAGCCTGCGCGCATCGGGCGCAGCTTCGGGCAAAGCTCCGGCGGCCGCTGAATCAGCGGTATGAAGGGTATCCATCGATGTCTCCGTGATCTTGAGGGGAACACCGCCGCCGGACGCACCCGGCGGCGGTGGCTCAGTTGGTCCTCAGGCCTTGGCCTTCCAGGGCGCGGCGCCGGGCCGTGCCGGGGCCGTGGGCGTAGCAGTGGGTGTGGCGCCGGGAGCGGCACGCACCGCGCGCTGGGGCGTTACCGGACGCGCCGGCGCCGTGGCGGGCTCGTCCTTCGGCACCAGGTAGCGGATCTGGTTGCGCTCCTGTCCGCGGTCCTTGGGCTTCCGGATCGACACCCGGATGGTCATGGGCTTGAAGTGCAGGTCCTCGGAATCGCTGACATGCAGCTCGCCCGTGGCGTGGCAGATGGCCGAGAGGGTGCGCTGGGCCATGTCCACCGTGGTGGGGTTCGGGTTGACGAGGTTCAGCTGGTCATAGACCTTGCGGCCCTGGAATTGGCCCTCAAGGATGTCCATCCCGATCCAGAGATACTCGCCGTTCCCGTTGCGGGTCGGGCGCATTTCGCTTTCGACGATCTGGACGACATAATCCCCAGCGGGGAGAAGCTCGTAGCCGGTGAGGGGCTCGACGCCGCTGGCGTCGAAGGTGGTATCGAAACGTGCCATGATGCTGGTTCCTGTGCTGGCGGGTTGATCAGTTGAACTTCGGCAAGGCCGCACCGAACGCGCCCCAATCCAGGGGCATCACATCGGGGAGGTCGTAGCGGTTCTTGGCGAGGAAGGCGGGGCGCTCCGCGGTGTAGAGAACACGCTCGCCGCTCCCGAGCGCCCGGGTCACCTTCTTGTTGAAGCCGACATCCGACTTCACCGTCGAGATGCGGTAGTTGGCGAACAGCACGATATCGGCATGTTCCTGCAGCAGTGCTGCGGCACGGGCGTGGAGCTTGATGACATAGCGGTCGTAGGGCTCATGCTCGGGACTGTCGAAGCGCTTGATGTCGGTGTGGGCGAGTTGGATCACCATCATGCCGCGGTCCTCGCGGAGCGCGTTGATCCAGTCGATGTACTGCCGCCACAGGTCGAGGGCCGCGATGTAGCCCTTGCCGTAGCCGGGCTCCTCGATGGACGACCAGTTGTTGATCTTGCAGGCATGCTGCCAGATCAGGGGCTCGAGCCAGTCGAGGCTGTCGATCACCAGGCTGCGGTGCTCATGGGGTTCCGCATGAAGCGATGCAAGAGCCTCGACGACGTCCTCGAAGCTTCGCGCCAGGGGAAAGTGCGGCAGCTTGAGCGTGCCGAGCCCGTCCTCGGTGCAGATGGCCACCGGGCTATCGCTGCCCGCGGCAAAGGTGGTCTTTCCCACACCCGCCACGCCATGAACGATGATCGCCGGCGGGGTCAGGCGCGAGGAAGTTTTCAGGGAAGCAAGGGAGATTGCCATGATGGGCCTCACTGCGCGCTGGGTTGAGAGGTGGCGATGTCCTCGAGGCCACTGCCTGCCAGCGCGGTGTGCAGCTGCATGAAGCGGTCGGGGCCGATGGCGTCCAGGAGCCGGCCGGTGGCCAGCGCAGGGACTTGGGGTTCGATTGCGGACATGGGGTCTCGTTCCGTTGTTTGACGGTTGAAAAGGCATGGGTGGATGAGAGGACTTTGGTTCAGGCGCCTTGCGGCGGACCGGTGGCGAAGGGTCCTCCGGCAGCCTCGGTAATCGCTGGCGCGGCTTCATCATCGCGGCGGCGCTTCTGTCCCGACTGGGCGAGCGACTGGATGATCCGATAGACGGGCTTCTGCTTCGGCCTCTCGGCCTTGCGCACGGCGATGTATTCCCAGGCGCCCATGCCGATCCGGCGCTGGATCAGATGCACCCAGTTCTCGTCACCGAGGCTCCAAGCGGCATTTCCGAGCTCGCCGATCTTGCGGCGCACGGGCTCCTCATAGCCCTCGCTGTGCATCATCCGGTCGCGGCTCAGGTGGCCACGATAGTAGATCAGCCTGTCTCCGGGCTTCGCGCCGGCGACCCAAACGCAGAGATCGACATCGTTCATGATGTCCTTAGGGGTGAGTGCACGGTTGCCGATGTGGTGCACAGAGGTTTTGGTATTCAGCATGGCGGATATCATTGGCTGACTGCGACAGTATTGCGTTTCTGGATGACGTCGGCAGGTGCGAGACCCGCTGCAACGAGGCGAAGGCGCAGCTCGCGAAGGGCGCGGTAGAAGCTTGCAGCCGACTGACCGCTCGTGGCCTGAGCGTCGGTGACGCTTGCCGTCTCTAGGAGCGTGGCGAGAACGCCTCGCAGCGATGAGGGAAGGCGACGCTGCAACGTCCTCGCATCGATCATGGTCACGAGAGAGCGCTCGGCATGCCCATGCGGTTCCAACATGAGGTCGTCGGCATCGCAGTCGGAGGCAAGCGGCCGGGCGGAGCGAGCCAGGATGGTGAGTGCTGCATTGCGCGTCACCACCGTGACAAAGGCGCCCCAGGAACCGCGCTCGGGATCGAAGCGGTGCGAGCGGGCGACGAGGTCCAGCAGGATGTCCTGCGCATGGTCATCGCGGTCACGCGCCGGATCTGTCACCTGGCGGGCAAGCCGGCCAGCGCGGCGGTGTGCTGCACTCATGGCGACGGCGAGCGCCGTCTGGTCCTGCAGCGGAAGGTGTGTGGGGTGGTGAAGCATCCTGCGTCTCGTCGGTCACGTTGTTGCGAACGACCCGAGGAGAACACCGCGGCAAAAGGGAAAGCGAGGCGCAATGGGGAATAATGGGGAATTGAAGCCCCTCCAGAATTATTCCCCGTCAATTTGGGAAGAGGAACAAATACTTATCGGGCTTCTTGGGGCCTCGGGGAATTAATCGGGGGCGGAATTCGGGCTTCAGGACGGGTAACAATTCCGAATTATTCCCCGCCCCGGAAACTACCCTCTGGACTCTTTTTCGGGCTGGAACATATAGTGAACACTCAACAGGCAATCCGGCCGGGAGGGCTCCCCATGACACTGTCGCTGACCTACGCTCCATCCTTCCCCGACCGGCGGAATGCCGACGACGCGCCGCGATTCTGGCTCATCGCCAACATGCTGCGCCGGCAGGTCTTTCCGCAGAAGCCGGAGCAGCCACTGGAGGCATCCAACATGCCGAAGCTGTTCCCCGGGATCGTCATCAACGGCCGGGCGGTCGAGATCGCCTGGGACTTTCAGCACCACGTCCACGATACGGCGGGGCTCGAGGTCTATGGCGTGTGCGAGACGGACGGAGAGCTTCCCGGCACCGCAAACGTTTGCATCAACGGTCCCCTGCTCCACAATCGGCCCGACATCATGCTGAGCACCGCGGCTCATGAGCTCGGCCACGTGGTGTTTGATATCCCCGAGACGCTTGGAGGTAAAACCGCCGCCTACCGGCATTACCGGTCGGCGGAAGCTGCGGATAACGCCTTCCGGAGCGCCGCGGCGGTCTGCTTCTGTGAGTGGCGGGCCAACGAATTCATGGGGGCCCTGCTCGTTCCGGCGCTCGCCGTTCACCGCCGGCTTTTGCACCACGCCCGGAGCGAGCGTCTCGCCATCGTGAGGACCAGGAGCGCCGGGCACCCGGCATGGCCCGTCGTCTCGGGCGACAACGATCCGGAAACGGTCGCAGGTATCACCGATGTGCTCGCCCAGGAGTTCGGGGTATCGCCGCGCTTCATGAGCGTGCGCCTCGACCAGTACAAGCTGATCACGCGCAGAAGCCG